TTTTAAAAAATGCAATATCAAAAGAGTTAGCAGAGTTTGTTTACAAATATTTTTTAAATAAAAGAAACGTAGCAAAGTTTTTATTTGATCAAAGATATCTATCACCATTTACAGAATATTTTGGTGTATGGAATGATGAACAAGTTCCAAATACTTATTCACACTATAGTGATATTGCTATGGAAACTTTATTAAAAGAAGTAAAACCTGTTATGGAAAAACATACAGGTTTAAAATTAAGTGAGACTTATTCTTATGCAAGAATTTATAAAAAAGGAGATGTGTTAGCTAGACACAAAGATAGATACTCATGTGAAATATCTACAACATTAAACTTAGGTGGTGACCCATGGCCGATATATTTAGACCCTACAGGTAAAACAGGTCAAGCTGGTATCAAAGTAGATCTTAAACCAGGTGACATGTTAATATATTCTGGTTGTGATTTAGAGCATTGGCGAGAAGAGTTTACTGGTAAAGATTGTGGACAAGTG